AAACAAAAAAAAAAAAAAAAAAAAAATCTGATAGTCAGGGTGAAATTAAGTGCTCTAACTGTTTTAGACATTTTAAAAAAAGAAGATATTTGACTCAACATATAAATAGAGGAAATTGTAAGGGTTTTGTTAAAAGTGATAATAAATATAATGATTTAAATGATGATCCATATTATGACAAATATGATAATAAACTTGAATATTATAATAATAGTCAACACAATTCAATAATAAATGTTAACCAATCCGATGATACGATTGATAATAATCAAAATGATACTAATAATCAAAATGATATATTAAAATTAATTATTGAACAACATGAAAAAGAAAAAATAGAATGGAAAAAAGAAAGAGATATAATGAGAACAGAGATATCAAAACTTGTAGAAAAAGTTGGGACAACATATAATTCATATAATCAACAAAATATATATATAAATAATTTAGGACAAGAAAATTTAGATTATTTATCTTCAGATTATTTAGGTAAATTATTAAATTTACCGTATTCTGCTATACCTAAATTAATAAAAAATATACATTTTAATCCAAAACATCCTGAAAACCACAATGTTAGAATAACTAACAAAAAGCTACCATATGCTCAAATATATAAAAACAACGAATGGGTTATAAGTGATAAGAAAGAAGTTATAGAAAATATGGTAGATAATGGTTTTAATATTATTGATTCATTTTATAATGAAAAATCCGATAATTTAGATAATAATAAAAAATATAAATTTAAAAATTTTCAAGTTAAATATGATGATAAAGAAAAAAATTTATTAAAAAAATTGAATAAAGATGCCGAATTAATATTAATTAATAATAGTAAATAAACTAATTATTGATGAAATAAAATATTAATTTTATTTGTATATATTATACTAATGAAATTTAATAATTTACAATTAATGATATTATTAATTGGGTTTTTAATAATATTTGTTTCAATAATGAATTATAAAAAAAACCCTTCATCTGAAAAATTTATAAATATATCAGGGTTAACTTGTGATTCTCAAATAGATGAAACAAATGACCCGGATGGAATATGTAATAATTTCGCAAAATTGGGTGATATAAATAATTTCACAACTTATTTAATTACAGAAATAACTAGTTTAAAAGATATGTCAAAAATTTTATCAAATCAGGCTTATCATGTACACGGGAGAAGTAAAGGATTAAAGCAAATTCCAAATACTAATTATAAAGATAATACTATGAGATATTACAATGTATATAAAGATGATTGTGAAAAATTATCAGAAAATAATATCCATTCAGCCGGTTATGTAGTAAATAAAAATCAACCTGATTGTTGGATTAAGAGTAAATTTGAAGAAAGTGTAGTTGACGAAGAAAAAATTTCTTATATAAAAGGTAATGGATATCAATTTACAATATCATTTTGGTTAAATATTAAAAATACAAGTTCAAGAACTAGACAAATTTTAAGAATAGGATCCGAGTCAAATAATACAAATTGTCCAAGTATACATATATATCCTAATGGAACTTCTATACGAATTAGTGTTAGCACTGATTATAATCCAAATGAAGGAATTGATATTCCTAATGGTAGAACAAGTTTAAATAGATGGACTCATGTTACCACTATGTTGGAAGGAAAAACTTTAGAAGCTTTTATTGATGGAATATCTGTAAAAAAAACAACATTATATGGTAATCCTGTATTTCCCGAAAATTTAAAAATATATGGCGGTAACAGTTCCGATAGATCTTATTCCAATGAAGATATAGAAATTGATAAATTGACTCTAATGAAAATAGCTGTTGACAATGAATTTATTAAAGAAAAATTATTAAAAATACATCCTAAAACAGAATGTACACAGAATCCACCTACCGCATTTTGTATCAACGAGCATTTTACTGTAGATCACCAAGATACTTTTTATAAAGAGGGGACAGATCCAAAAGTTAGAATAGTAAATTTAGGCGACAACTGGGAATCTAATAACAACTTATCTAGAAAACCTTCAGTTAGAAAAGAAGATGGTGTTGTTTATTTATCTGGTAAAGTAACTGGAAGCATGCAGGGAATAATATTATCATTACCTATAGGTTTTAGACCAGATAAAAGATTAATGTTTCATATTGGAACTAAAAAAGGAACAAGAGTAGATGTATTACCTAATGGACATTTAGTATATATTACGGGAACTAAAGAATCTGAACTTTCTCTAGATAATATTAAATTTTCATTAAATAGTGGATCACCTTTAAATTTTGAAATTAATAGGTTAGCACACTATGTAAGAGTAACTTTACCAGGAAGTAATTATTTACAATTAGCGGAGGTTAAAGTATACGATAATAAAGACGTATTAGTATCACAGGGTAAAAAAGCTCGCCATAGTAGTTCATATAATAAATTTACATCAGCTAATAAAGCGGTTGATGGTAGAACTAATGGTAAATATAAAAGCAATACTAATAACTCTCTCACACATACTAGAAAAGGTACTAATAATTTTTGGATGGTAGATTTGGGGAAAGGTTATAATATTAAGAGAGTTGAAGTATATAATAGAACTGATATACCTTCTGATTCTAGAATAGCTGGAGCAAGAGTTCAAATATTAGACAAAGAGCGTAAAGAAATAGCATCTAAAGTATGGGACCCAAATGATTATAAAGATGCTAGTAAAGTTAATGTAACATTATCTGGAAGAGATTGTCAAAAATGGTCAAGTAACTCACCTCATAGACATTGGATTAAGAATATTAAAGGAATAAAAGGTAGAAGTGGGGGAATAATTGATAGATTTAACATTATTTCAGAAAATGGAGGGTCAATGTATAGCCATGGTAGAAGTAACGGTGGAAGTTCTTTTAATTTTCAATGTCCAGGAAATAGTTTTGTTAAAAAAATTAAATATAATCCATATGGTTGGTGGGGTAAATATTCATGGATGGGTGGTTTAGGACCTATAACGTGTTCTGATGGAACAGTTCTTAATAAACAAGGTAGGGGAAAAGCACCAAGATGGACATGGAATATGTATGATTGGGGAAAATATGGTGTAGGTGATCACAATTATTGTAGAAATATCGGAAGTAAAAATTTATGGTGTATAACAAATGATAAGCGTAAATTTTGGGATTATTGTGGGATAGATGGTAAAAGTAGAATAAATTATAAGACTAAAATTTATCCGTCTATGAAAAACTTTGACTTTAATATGGAAGGGGGTAAAATTAATTCAGGTTGGGAAAATTATGGACATCTTAGAGGAAGTACATATAGAGATGCTTCTATTTTTAGAAATAGTCACTATACTTTTATATCTGGACTAGTGAAATATAAAACACACAATTATCCAATTCCATCTACTATTTTAGAAATACCTGAACAATTTAGACCTAAATATACAAAGGTATTTAATGTAAATAATCATAATGGATCTGCAAAAGTAATAGTTTCATCTAAAGGAACAGTAACTGTAACAGTTGCTAATAAGTGGGATTTAGGTAGATACTATGGTTGGATAAATTTAACTGGAATTATGTGGAATAATTATGAAAATGCTGGATTATCTATGGTTTTAACAAAAGAATATAGTTTATCATCACCTATGAATGATGAATCATTATTAAGTGGGTCAGTTTATAAGTTGCGTAGATTTAAGGGTGATGGTAAATTAACCGGAATAGATGAAGGGGATGATGATTCATTTAAAATTCTAGGAAATCAAACAATATCTTGTTGGATTAATGTAGAAAAAAATGGAAGACAAAATATAATCGATAAGAGTTGGGGAGGAGAAATGTCAATTACAATTGAAAGAGATGGTGCAATAAGTTATTATTGTGGAAGAGGTACTGGTAGAAAAATACCATATTTAGGTTTCAATTCAGTAACTAAAATTAAATGGAAAACCCCTACACATATTGCGTTGGTTAGAGACTTTACGTTAAATCGCGTAAGTTGGTATATTAATGGAAAATTAACATCTTCAAAGAATATAGTAGATGGTTCTGGTAAAACTATATCCAGTGCTGGGGCTACATTATCTCCATTACAAATAGGTAGGGGGTATGCTGGAACATTTAAAGGGGAAATAAATAATTTAATTATTTTTAGAAGAGCTTTAATACCTGAAGAGATAAGTAAAGTTAAAACTATTATTGTGGGAGAAGATAATAATTATGGTCCACCTAAATTTCACAAAAATGGAAGTATAATTACATTATCTGGCGTGATAAAACAAGTAAATCAACGTTCTAATGTTATATTACCAGGCATTACATCACAGAGTTCACAATCACTTATTTCTAATTTACCCGCGGGATACCGTCCAAATAAAAATTTAGTTTTTTCACAAAATTATGGAAATAGAAATCATTTAATATCTATATCTGATAATGGTGATATTCACTATAGTTCCCCAGATCAATATCAAAATTCACAAATAAGTTTAGATGGAATATCCTATTTAACTTATAAATAAAATATAACAATTTTATGATAATTTTATTTGTATATATTATATTAATGAAATTAACATCTAATCAAATAATTACAATTATATTAGCATTTGCAATTATAATATATAGTTCCTTTTATAAATCAAAAAAAGAACAATTTATAGATTCGGGATTGGAAAGATATATGAAAAATACTGGAGGAATCATATGTGATGAATCATTGGATAATACAAATGACGATAATACTATTTGTAGTTCATTAGCAAAAAAAAAAGACTTGAAGAAAATATGGCATTATTTTTATGATAAACCTAAAAGTCTATCAAGTATATCAGCAATATGGAAAAAAAATTATAATCATGGCAGATCAGAAGGTTTGAAAATGTTACCATATACTGATTTTCCAGGAAATGATATATCTTATCATAGAGTATGGAAGGAAGAATGCAGACGAATAGGTGAGAACACGCCGGGAGCAGCAGGTATTGTAACAGGAAATAGAGATCCTCATTGTTGGATTAAAAGTAAAATGGTAAATCAAAAAAATAATAGAGATAGATATGCTTGGATGAAAGGTAACGGTCATCAATTTACTATATCATTTTGGTTTAGAATAAATAAAGTAAATTCAGGTTGGAGACAAATATTAAGAGTTGGAACAAAGGAGGCAACTACCAGGTGTCCTGGGATTTGGATATATCCAAATGGGACAGCTATACATACTAGGGTTAGTACAGATAGTAATTGGAACGAAGGTGTTGATACTCGTCATGGAGATATAAGTATGAATAGATGGACACATTACGCAGTAACTTTAAAAGGAAAAAAATTAAAAATATATTTAAATGGTCATTTACTTAAAGACTCTACATTAAATGGAAATCCTAATTTTCCACAAAATATGACAATATGGGGGGGAAATTCCTCAAATAAAGTTAACAGTTGGAAATATCGTAATAATGATATAGATTTGGCGGAAGTCAAAATATTTAAATTAGCAGTATCTGATCATTTCATTAAGGATGAATTATCTATAAATAATTTTAAAAATAACGTCCCATTTAGACTTGTTGGTGAAAATAACAAAGGTAGATTAGAATATAAATTCAATAATAAATGGGGATCAGTATGTGATGATTTATTTGATAAAAATAATAATGCTGCTAATGTTGCTTGTAGAAGTATGGGTTTTAGTGGGGGGAAATATTTAGGAAATACTGGAAGAAATAAAAAATATAAAGATCCAAGAGCTGGTAGTAATCAGAGAGGTTCAAGAAATACAATTCATATGGATAATGTAAATTGTTCCGGGAACGAGAAAGATTTAAGAGATTGTTCTAGCTTACAGGGACCTACTAGACATAATTGTAATCATTATGAAGATGTAGTTTTAGAATGTAACAATTAAAAATTTCAAAAATTTTTATAAATAATTATAATTAATTTTTGAAATTTTTTATAACCTTATATTATAATGAATCTATTTAATAATACTATTTTATTAATTATATCCATAATAGTTTTATTATGTATTTATAAATATAATAAAAAAGTTCCTTTATCGGAAAATTTTTTAGTAGGAAATGTTGGTAAAATTTTTTCAGCAGGTAATGACGATAGAGTAAGATTATTAGGGTTAAATGATGGATGGATGTTCGATGAAGCGTGGATAAAAGAAGGATATAGAAGACCATCTGTTATTGAATTGGGTGGAATAATATATATATCAGGGACAACTGCTGGAGCAGGTAGAACACCTTCAAATGGAAGTATAATTGGGACTTTACCCAGGGGTTATTGGCCTGATAAAAGATTAATTTTTCATGTTGGTAAAGGAAGAGCTTGTCGAGTAGATGTTTTACCAAATGGAACTTTACAATTCATTACTTCACCTAGACCAGTTTATTGGAAAACATTAAATTTAGATGGTATATATTTCCCTAGAACTACTGGATCCAGTATTGAATTTAAAATTGATAAAAAAGCATATTTTGTAAAAGTAGTAGGAACTTGGAAACATTTACATATGGCTGAAGTTAAAGTATATGATTCAGGTAATCGTATTATATCACAGGGAAAACCAGCAACACAGCGAACAAATCCCTATAAAAATAGAGCAGGGCAAGCATCTAAAGCAGTTGATGGTAGAACTGGTAATGGTCAATGGAAATCAGGATCACTTAATCATACTTCCGGTGGATCTAACAATTGGTGGATGGTTGATTTAAAAGGCGGATATGATATTAAAAAAGTTGAAATCTATAATAGAACTGATTCTAACGATGATAGAATTGCTGGATCAAAAATAATGCTATTAGATCAAGATAAAAATGAAATTGTTTCTAAAATATGGGATCCTAAGGATTTCACTAGAGCAAGTCACGTTAATAAAACAGTATCTGGTAGAACTTGTCAAAATTGGGCAAGTAATACACCTCACCGTCATTGGATTAAAAATGTTAAAGGTGTTAAAGGTAGAAGTGGTGGAATAATTGATAAATTTTCATTGATAAGTGAAACAGGAGAAACTATATATACACATGGGAGAAGTAATGGCGGAAGTGCCTTTAATTATCAATGTCCAGGAAAAAGTGTCGTAAAAAAAATAAAATATAACCCATATGGTTGGTGGGGTAAATATTCTTGGATGGGTGGAATAGGTCCAATTACCTGTTCAGATGGCACTGTTCTTAATAAACAAGGTAGGGGAAAGGCCCCAAGATGGACATGGAATATGTACAATTGGAAAAAATATGGTATAGGAAATCATAACTATTGTCGAAATATAGGAAGTCGTAATTTATGGTGTATTACTAATGATAGAAAAAAGTTTTGGGATTATTGTCAAGTAAATGGTAGAAAAAACAGAAGTTATAAGGATAAAATTTATCCTAGTATGAAAACTTTTGATTTTAATATGGGCGGGGGATTAGTACCCACGGGTTGGAGAAGTTATAGTAAAGATAACAACTCCAAAGGTTATAGAAAACCCAGTTTTTTCAGGACAGATAATTTTATTGTGTTATCTGGTTTAGCTAAATTTAATAAAGGAACATGGCCTTTACCAAGTGTTATTGGTAAAATACCAGTATCTTATGCTCCTTCACATGATAAAATTTTTACAGTTAGTTGTCATAATGGATTGGCCAGAGTTATTGTTAAGAAAAATGGAACAATTAAGGTAGACAAAGCAAATAAATGGGATTTAGCAAGATATTATGGTTGGTTACCACTTGATGGTATTTCTTGGCCTATTGAAAAAGGCTCTGCTAGATATAGAACCAAATTTGGTATTCCTAAAATGAATACTAAATTAAGATTAGCAAATGAATTAGCAGATGCTACTTTATTATCTGGAGCGGTTTACAAATTAAGAAATTTCGAAGGTAATGGTAAAACAACAGGATTAGATGAAGGGACAAGTGAAATGTACCAAATTACCGGCGATCAAACAATAGCAATGACAGTAACGGCGTCTCCTAATGGTAGACAAAATCCTATTGCTAAGGCATACGGAGGGGAAGGAACAATAACTATAGAACCTAGTGGTAGTATGAACTACTATTATGGAACATCTGGATATAATGGGGGTAGATATATAGGTTTCACTTGTGGTAAAAAAATATCATGGAATAAACCTACACATATTGCGATTACGAGAAAAACATATTATAGATGGTATAGGAGATATAATAGGTGGTATAGAAATTTTGGAGGAACTACGTTGACGTGGTATATAAATGGAAAAAAAATAAATACAAAAAAATCTAGTTATAACTCCGCAGTTTCTGGAACAAATCCACTATTAATAGGGAAAGGGTATGTTAATAGATTTAAAGGTGAAATCAATAATTTACTATTATATAACAGAGCATTAAGAGACGATGAAGTAATGGCTCTTAAAGGAATAACTGTAGGGGAAGATTTTGAATTTGGACCATCAATGGTTCATAAACATGATCGATTAATAACTTTATCAGGTGTATTAACTACTAAATCAGCGTTATCAAGCGAAACAAATGTAGGATGGTTACCTGTCGAATATCGACCAAATAGACGTATAGTTTTTACCCAAAGTTATGGAGAAAGAGCTGCTCAAATAGCTATTAATGATAATGGTTTAATACAATATTATAAACCAGATGAAAATCAACCAATGTTTATTAGTTTAGATGGAATATCATTTTTAACATATAAATAAATAAGATAATTTAATAAAATTTTATCTGTTTATAATATAAGAATGAAACTTACACAAACTAATATTTTAATCATTTGTGGAATAGTATTATCCATATATTTGATTCTAATGTATAAAAATACATCATCGGTAGTAATTGAAGAAGGGTTTGATTTGAGACCTAAAAGTTTACAAAACTTTAATAGAACAAATACTGGACATATGTGTGAAAATGGAATTGATGATGTATATGATTCAAATTCACCACCAAAATTTTTATCTGAACAAGGTGGATGGTATGGTGATAAACTTATGGGGTCTTCCGAATATAAGAACTTAGATATTGCTAAAGACAAATGTGTATCTAATACAGGATGTGCTGGTATACAAAAAAAAAATAATATGAATAAATGGAGTTTAATGCCATATGGATTAAATAGTCCTGAAACAATGAAAGAAACTCATCAACGATTTATTAAAAATAAAAAAAAGCGAAATAATTTAAGTCCTTTTTGTAAAAAATATGCTGGCAGGAAAACAATGAGTGATATAGCAACTATATTAATTCCAAATGCTATAAAAATAACTTCTAATAATTTGAAAACACTGAGTTCTAAAGAATTACCTATTTATAAAATTTGGACAGGAAAATTGGAAAAACGCCATGGTCTCAGAATGCCGTTGACTAATTCTAATAGAGATAATAATTTATTAAGAAATCAACATCTAACTGAATTAGAGGCTATTAATTTATGCTCTAAAACATCTGGATGTGAGCACATATCTGTAGGCAATATTACATCATCCTCAAATGGTATATGCCATATGGAACCTCCTCAAAATTATAGAAACGCAGTTATTAATAAAGACTATACATTATTTTCAAAGAAATTTAATTACGAATATTCAATATCATTTTGGTTTAAAATAGATAATACTTCCAATACCCCTAGAAATATATTACATTTAGGTAAAAATAAAGATAGTCATGCTCCATCAATATGGATATCCCCCGAAGGAACTAAATTGGTATTTTGGCAATCAACTACTGAAAGCTTAAATGGAGAATATATTGGCCCAACTCAAGAAACTGGTTACCGAAAATGGAATCATTTAGTTTATACACTTAAGGAAAATCAAGTAAAAATATTTTTAAATGGTAAGGAAATTATACATCATTATTTTAAAGGTAGTCCTATTATGCCAATAGATGAACCATTAACTTTAGTAAAATCAGGAGCTGATGGGAATTATCATTTATCAAAAATGATGTGGTTTCCGGTTGCGTTAACTCCTGATTTAGTAAGAAATTTTGCGTTTAGTACTTATCCATTAAATGAATTTGATCCGGAACATTCTCTAATAAGAAGTGATATCGTTACGGTAAAATTTAGAAACAATTGGATTGAAAATAAAGACAATTCAAAATGGAGTGAAGTAATATTAAAAAAAGTAGGAAATTTAATATTTTTAGATGGTTCAATTAAAGGACCTAATATAAATTCGTCAGTTGCTAAGATTCCTAATTCATATGCCCCTGATAGAGATTGTTATTTTATAGGTGCTACTATAGGAGGATATGTATCTATATTAATAAAAAAAACAGGACATATATATATATATGATTCATCACATTTAAATGGAAAATATTCTAAGATTGTTTATACAAAGAATAGTCCAGTATCGCTTTCCAACATAAGATATTTAAAAAATAGTCCAAGAAATAAGTTATCAACAGGGGGTATATCTTATGATCGCATAGGATCATATATAGTTCTTTCAGGAGTTTCTAAATATTCAACATATCAAAATGGAGAATTAATGGAGAGAACTAACTTAGAAAATTCAGTTAAAGTTAAAAATAATTTTTTAGTAACCGGATTTTCAAATAGTAAAAAACCAGCAAATATTAGAATTATGAAAGATGGTATTCGCGTTGATAATTCACATAATAATGGAGCATTAATTTCTATGGAAGGTATATTTTGGAATACATTTAATGGAGAAAAATTAAATTTAAAAAATAGTTATTTTAGTAAAGGAACTCCTTGGGCGAAGGATATTACAGTTTCAATTACTAATAATATAGTTCAATTAAATGGAACTATAATTAAACATTATAGAAAGCCTAATTTTAAAAATATCAAAAAACCTATAGGATGCTATAAAAATGACTATAATAATTATTTAGGTAATAATTATGACGCTACAAAATGTGGAGAAAAAGCTATTAAGAAGGGTCATTTATATATAGGACTTAGTAATAAAGGAGAATGTCGAAGTGGGACATCTTATGGATCTTTGGGGAATAGTGATGATTGTTATATGAAATGTGATGCTAATCCGGAAGAAATGTGTGGAGGTCCATTAGAGAACACAGTATATGATGTTTCACAGCAAAAGGAACTTATAACTATATTACCAATTAAATATAGACCAAGAAGAAATTTATCTTTTGCTTGTTCTTCAGGGGAAGGAATAACTAATATAAATATTATGGTTGATGGACATGTATATTGGATATCAACTAGCTTAACTAATAATAAAACAATTAGTTTAAATAATATTGTTTATTTAGCAGAACCACAAATTAATTTAGTAGGGGATATGAATAAAGGAAGCGGTAATTCATATTGTCAATTTGATTATATACAAGGATCTAAAAAATTCAAATACTGTTCAAAATTTAGTAATAATATGACCAGTTGTGATCATTTCAATGCCAGTAAAAACGCAAGTAATATAAAAGAATGTCATCTAGGACTAGGAGCTTGTTGTTTAGAAAGAGATTTAATTAGCGCTTAAGAAATAAATATAATTTAAATAAATTAATTATTTTATTAAAATAACTTTATGTGCATATAATATATACATGACTATTACTAATAATCAACTATATATTATATTTTTAGTAGTTTTAATTTTTTCTCTGTTATATGGAGTTAAAACTAAAAATTATTTTAAAGAGACTTTTAAATCTGAAAATCAAACAAATGACTTCGATAATCGTAGTGCTAGTATGAAAAATTATCAAAAAACATCAGCAGGTCATCTATGTGAAAGTGATATAGACGGTGTATATGATAAAAAGAAAGGCCCTAAATATAGAACAGAATTAGGAACCTATAAAAATGCCTCTAACGTTACTTCAAGTTTTATAAATTTTGAAGATGCTAAGGATGCATGTTGGGATAATTCAAAATGCGAGGCTATTATCGAAAATGTTACAAAAAATCCTCCAACTTTTAGAGGTGTTACAAATATAATGAATCCATTAAGCGATGAGTATAATACAAAGAGATTTAAGCGTCATATTAAATTATCAAAAGATGATAGTAATTTAAGTGGATTTTGTAAAAAATACGCTGGTCCCAGTACATTTGGTAGTATTTCTAAAGTATTAATTCCAAGTGCTATTAAAGTAACTAAGGCAAATTTTGCCAAATTTAAATTATCAGATTTACCTATAGCTAAAGTATGGACTGGTAAATATGTAGAAAGAAAAAAACATAGTATGGATTATACAGGTGACCCGGCAAGAGACAATGTTAGAAAAAAAAATGGTATGAAGGAATTTACCAAAGATGAAGCTAAAAATTGGTGCACTAAGACACAAGGCTGTGAACATGTATCAGTAGCAAGAGCTGGAAGTAAAAATGCCGGGATGTCACTTATAGAAGCTCCTCAATATCATGGAAATGCTAGATATAATAATGATTATGATTTAATATCGAAACTATTTAAATATGAATTTTCTATAGCATTTTGGATAAAAATAGATGCACCAAAGGGAGGATGGAGAAATATAATACACGTTGGAAATAATGATACTATGAGATGCCCAGGTATCTATATACATCCAAATAGTACTAGGCTACGTATTCATCAATCTACTACAGACAAGATAAAATTAGGACATTTAGTAGATACTCCTAATTTAGAATATAGAAAATGGACACATGTTGCAATGACATTAAAAAAAGATCATTTCAAAGTCTATTATAATGGAAAAGAGGTAGTGTCACATTATTGGATGGGTCATCCTATATTTCCAATTGAAAGTGATGTTTATTTAGCATATAAGCCTTATGCCCCTGATGGTAAATTCCATTTATCTAAAATGGTGTGGTATCCTATGGAATTAACTCACGATTTAGTACAGACCATTGCGTATGGAACATTTCCCCTAAGACAATTTGATCCAGAATTATCATTTTTTCCAGTTTCAGGAGAACCTACCGTAAAATTTAGAAATCAATGGGATATTTCAAATAATGACGAATCTTGGGGTGCAGTTACAGTTAATAATTTTGGAAATTTTACTTTTATAGATGGTGTTATTCAAGGCCCAAGGGCAAATGTAGTGGTAGCATCCATTCCACAATCATCGATACCTGATAGAAATATATATACTATTGCTTATACTGTAGGTGGATATGTAGTTGTCAAAATAACTACTAATGGATATATTTATATTTTAGACAATAATTCAAAAGAGGGAAAAATGTCACCTACAACATATATTAAAGATAATCCAGTATCATTATCAAATATTAGATTTCTGAGACATTCTCATGGATCTCAAAGTGTATGGAATGGAATACCTTTCGACTATGGGGCGGGATTTTTAATAACTGGATTAAGAGGGCCTCGTAATTATTATAGTTATTGGAAAAATTATAGAGGTGAAGTCATTCGACCTAAGCAAAAAATGAATTCAAGGGCGAAGATTACTACAAAATCAACTTTTCTTGCTGCTTCCAGTGACGGGAAGCCCGCTCAAATTAATATTACGAATAATAGTTTAACAATCACGACTAATCATAAACATGGTTCTAAAATATATGGTGAAGGTTTATCATGGAGTATTTATGGGGGAGAGAAATTAAAATTATCAGGTGGATATTTAACAAAAGGAGAAGCTACAAATGATCCCAAAGTCCATTTAAATACTGGGGATAGAGCAAGTTTTGTCAATATTAGCGGGATAGTTATTAAGTATTATAGAAAACCTGTTTTTAAAAAATTAAAACAGTCTCTGGGATGCTATAAAAATGATTTACCTAATTATTTAGGTAGCAATCAAGATACAAGATCCTGTGCGATTCTTGCTATGGAAAGAGGTGATCAATATATTGGTTTAAGTAATAGAGGAGAGTGTAGAAGTGGTAATAAATATGGAACTGAAGGAGAATCAACCGATTGTTACATGAAATGTGCAAGAAATCCAGCAGAATCTTGTGGGGGTCCTATGGAAAATATTATTTATGATACTAGTTTAGAACCAGAATTAATAACATTATTACCTATAAAATACAGACCAAAAAGAAATTTAACATTTTTATGTTCATCTGGAAATGGTGTAACCAGGGTAGATGTCATGAAAAATGGGAAAGTATTGTGGGCAGGGACAGCATTAAGTGGAACTAAATGGTTCAGTTTAAACAATATATGTTATCACGTATAATACAGTTTACATTATTAATAATACAGTTAAAAATTATTAATAATTTAATTTAATTTTAATTTAATAATATTAATTATAAATAATATCTATTAAAATGATATATGGAATATAGTTCAAAACATTCTAAAGAAAATTACGTAATAGCTATACCTTCATATAATAGAGAAGAGAATATTAAAAAAGCTACATTAAATATGCTAGATATTAACAATATTGATCCATCCAGAGTTTACATTTTTGTTGCTAATAATTCTGAAAAAATGAAATATAAAAAATCATTGAACAATGGTTTTAAAAATTATGGTCAAAACATTATTGTAGGAGAGTTAGGTGTCATGAATATCAGAAACTTCATGGCAAATTATTTCGAAGAGGGTCAATATGTATTTTATTTAGATGATGATATGTATAGTATGTATAAATGTATTTTTGATGAAGAAAGTATTAAAAAAGTATCTAAAAAACTAAAGGATAAGGGATTAAAACCAAATGAAACAAATTTTAAAAAATGGATGAAAACGGGTAATCGATTAGAATTAATGAAAAAGGGAGGAGAGGTGGGATCTATTCATGATTTTATTATAGAAGGATTTACAGAGTGTGAGGAGAGGGGGATGCGATTATTTGGTATTCATCCGGTAGATAATCCTTTTTTCCTTACACCTGAGAATATGCCAGGCGATGAACAAGGACTACGTAAAACTAAAAATTTATCAGAAGATCTTAGATATATTGAAGGAGGTGCTTGTGGAGCTATTAATTGTAAGGAAGCAGAATTAAGAACAGTTCATGATAAAGAAGATTATGAAAGATCTATAAAATATTATTTATTAGATGGTGGTGTTATTAGGTTTAATAATGTATGTGCGTATACTAAATGTTATAGAGAACCAGGAGGATTACAATCAACAGGTCATCGTACTTGGGAAAAGGTAGATAAAAGTGCTAAATTTTTAGCAGCAGCTTATCCAGAATTAACTACTCTGAATACTAAAAAGAAAAATGCCGATAAAAAAACAGGAAAATCTTGGACAGAAGTTAAATTACGTGATAAAAGAAAGGGAAATAATAGAAAATTTGGTTCTTTGACTAAAATTTCAAAAAAATTATACAAAGAATTAAATGAATTAAAATATAAATAATGTTTATAAATTTCTTTAAATTATTTATAAACTTTACATCATATATATAGTGAATTTTTTAAAGATTGTTCAAAATATTAACTTTAATGAGAGAAAGAACTATATCAGAAGAGGGATTAAAATTATTTAATCTATCTATGAATGATTTGTCATATAGAAAAAACCAATTAAAAAAAAATAAAGGTTTGCTTAGAAGTGTTATGATAGATTTATTTACAACGGAATATGATATTAATTTAATAGATACAGTCGATAAACTAAGAATGAGTAGTTGTTATTTATATTCTAACTTAGATTATAAAAACCCAAAAAAAATATCAGTATTAGTTAATAACGCAATTACAAATATAATTATAGCTATTTTAACTTTTAATGGAGAAATTTCAAATAGACATCAATTAAAAATGAACTATTATAATTATTTAGATATAGCTGAAAAATCTTATAAAAATGAAGATCATCATACGGCCATTGTAATTAGAGCAGCATTAAATACTTTATCGATAACCAGACTTAATATTAAATTAAGAAAAAAAGATAAGCGACTATATAAATTGTTTGACAAAAAATATGGAACATTTAAAGATTGTTGTAAAAAACACCTATATGATGTTATGAATATCAAAGATTTTCATGATAAAATGAAAGATAATGACAATATATCTATCATCCCTTCATTAATGATATTAATTATACATTTGAATAAAGCAACTGAATATTCAAAATCATTCAAATCTATAGGTAAAAAAAGCCCAGTAACATTAGATGCCAAAAGAATACAATTAATAAGGGTAGCAAATGCTTTAAAAAAAAAATACTCTAAATTTTCAAACGAAGAATTAATTCATTTGTATACAGACAGACCAGAAGAACATACAGTGTTAAATAAATTTAGTAAAAAACAGTCTGATTCGGTTTCTATTAAATTATTTGATTTAAGTAAATGTATTCCTAGTCCAAAAAGAAAGAGTTGTTTTTTTTAATAGAACATGTGTATATATAAGCTTAAAAATATTGATTCCAACGTTAATTATTTTAGTTTTTATTTAACATTTTCAACATTTTTTTTTCTTGATCAGGATGATAGAAAAATGAATGTTTCCACTTTCCACTACTTGTTCCATAATGTGGGGAAATATCTGATCCCATATTTTCAAAATGACTGAAAAGAACAGGATTGTGAACCATACATTGGCCATTTTTCTGAAAATGGTTAATATATAGAAAATCCATAGCTTGTGCTCTCATTTTAATGTTCCCACTTCTCCATTCATCATGTTTATCGTGTCCTTTTCCACCAATAAATACACTTTTACAAAAATTGTAAATATCTCTCATTTTTTGTGGATTATTAACGGAGTAGGCAAATGTTCCAATTAATTTGAGATATTTTGGATCAATTTTAATCCATTCGGATTTTGGATCCTTGGGTTGGACCTCAGTTGTTTTAAAATCATTTTTACCAGAGTGCCAAAACATACCACCAAAATAATGAATATCTACATTGTCAGTATCAGGTATAGTAATTCGAGTCTCTGAACTACCTGGTAAAATCATAACATCGTCTTCGAGAACCAATACATTATCCCACCCTTTTTCTAAAGCAGTTTTCATTACTTTCATATGACTTAGAAAACATCCAACCCTTCCTAAAATAGGATCTTCTTTTTTAATCATGGTTTTAAAATTAGAACGATTCATCCAAAACTTGGGGCTCAGATTTTCAGAATTTGCAATATCCAGTTCCCGTGCAATTTTTTGACGATAACTCTTATCCCTTAACTTTTTACCATTTATAGCAGATATTCTAGTTGCACTTAAGCCATTGTTTCTCAATTGTTTTTCAATTGAATCGGCTCTTTCTGGTCTAGAATCTAGATTGATATATACAATATTAAAATCTTTTAAAGTTTTAATAAGTTCATTATCCTTTTTAATAAATTTATTACCACCTTTTTGTAAGTTAAATACATTATTTTTATTTATGTACTTGTTAACGATATTCTTACCTAGTCTAGAAAAAATAGATACTTTTCTATTTGTTTTTGGATTTATAATAAAAGTATACATATATGATATATTTATATATTTATTAACTTTTGAGAAAATTTTATTCTAGTATCTTAATTAGAATATGCTAAACCACCCATACCACTCGTAATTCGTAAAACATTATAATTAGTAGCATAAACTCTTATGGTATTTATAGGAGTATTTGGAATTTTTTTTTCTAATTCTTTATAATATTGTATATCAGTAGTGTCAGAATCGAGTGCTTCTTCCATTAAGTCTAAAATAGATTGTACTTCTTTATTAACATTATTCATTTGTAATCTTAATACTGCATTATCAATTCTTGAAAAATTACATGTTCCGGAAGGTTGATGTTCGTCGGGGTTTATAGCAAATGAGTAATTATATATATAACCTTTTTCTCCAGAAGATGGGCCTATTAATGGATCAATACTAAAATTGTCTGAATACCATAGCCCTCTTTGTTGATCATAGCCTCCTTTATGATGTTGATAAGGCTGAACTACTCTAAAATAAGTCCCTGTTCTTTTAGAAAATCTATCTGCTCCATTTAATTGTAAAACTGCTCCTTTTATATTATCTCCTATATTATCCTGATATATTTTTACTGTTTTTTTTATAGTATTTATATCTCCAGGTATAGGTTCTGTTCCACCGGCATTCTCGAAAAAAGTATTATCTTCTCCCCATTTTCCTATCCTATTATTTTCATCGTCAAATATTATCTTAGATACTCTATTTACCCAATATTCCAAAGAATTGAATGTCCATTTTTCTAATTCCATAGTAGTATTATCAGCAGTATTTGGTCGTGAATAATCAAAAGGAAAATTATAAATTCCTATACCATCCATATCTTTACCTATCATTAAATTAGATTGAACAATCCAAAACAATTCTTTACATGGGTGATTTAAATTTAATTTAACCTCGTGTTCTTTATATTTATTTTTAACAATACTTTTACTATTAAATTGAACTTGGTCAATAAGATATTCATGTGAAACTTGTGCAAATCTTCGTCTTTCATCAGTATCTAAAAATATGTAATCACAAAAAAGTCTTAAACTTTTGATTTTATATTTGTCACTAGATTCTATATTAATGTGATTTTTTCTAATATTACCTTCTTTATTCAAAAATACATTTAATTTAACTTCATGATATTGTAAAGCTATTAATGGTAAAGCTAATCCTATATTTCTATTAAACCAAAATTGTAGCGGAATATATAATTTATGATTATTACCAACAGAAGATTTAATTCTCCCACTTATCATATTGTCTAATTTGGTAAATTTTTCACGAGAATGTGATAATTGACACCATAAATCCATCCATTCTCCATATTGTTTATCCATAATTTGTCCACCAATTTCTATTTCTACAAATTTTATAAGTGCGTGTCCAGGTCTATTGACTAATATTGCTTTAGAAGACTCTGCTATTATATCAGCTTCTAAAACCATACCATGTAATAAGTCACCGTTTCTTCCTAAATTAACGGATATTTTTGTATTAAATTTAGGTGATCCTTTAAAAACTTGTTCTATAGACTCTATAGCAAAATTAGAATGTCTACTATAAATAGCCTTAAAAAAAGTAATTTGAGGATTACCAGTTAAATATACATCTTGAGAGCCATATGCTATTAATTGAAAAATTCCTCCTCCCATAATTTAAATAATCTAATATATTAAAAGATTATTTCTTTAGATAAAAATCTCTTAATATTTATTATTAATTAGAATAAGTTAATCCTCCCATTCCACTTGATATTTTAAGTATATTATAATTAGTAGCATATACGTGAATATATTTTTTTTCAGAATCTTTATAAGAAAATTCATCTAAAATTAATTTAAGAACAGCAGTATCAATCCTTGAAAAATTACATGTTCCCGAAGGTTGGTATTCTTCAGGATTCATAGCAAATGAGTAATTATATATAAACCCTTGGCAATCATCTGTATTAATTGATTGATTATATCCACCTGTATGGTGTTGAAAAGGTTGAATCAATCTAAAATATTTTCCATTATTTTCGTAAAAACGATCGTTACCGTTTAATATTAATAAGGCTTTCCTTACATGATCTGGTAAAAATTCATTTCCATTGCAATAACAAAATGGTTCAAAATAGGGATTATCGTAATCTTTAGTTGATACTTTTCTAAAAATTTCAGACTGACAAGTCCAAAAAATTTCTTTACAAGGATGATTAAAATTTAAATATAAATTTACGGAATCTCTTTGAATTGGAAGTTCGGAACGAATACCAACTTGAACCTGTTCTATAAGATATTCGTGATCATTTTTAGAAAATCGACGACGTTCGTCGGTATCTAAAAATATATAATCTGTAAACAAACAACAGGAGTTAATTGTAGGTTTCTTAAAATTAGGAAACTCTTTACAAATTGAATTATATTTGTTGAAAGTAACTATTAATTTAACTTCATGATATTGTAATGCAATTAAAGGTAGAGCTAATCCTGGTTGTTTAGTAAACCAAAAAAAAAGAGGTATATAAACCTTTTTTAGATTATTTTTTGAACTTATTGAAAAATCAACCATTCGTTCAAACTTCGAATAATCTTCCCTTGTCATAGATAGTTGCGACCATATATCCATCCATTCACCATAATGTTTATCTATTATTTGGCCACCTATTTCGAAATCTATATGTGAAATCATAGCAATACCTGCTCTCTTAACTAAATCAACATTCTTAACATTACCATCGCTATCAATTTTTTCAGGCAATTCTAAGTCTAATTCTAAATATGTTTTATATAAAAGATCACCTTTTCTTGGAATTGAACATACTATTGTTTTATTAAAACCTAGTTGGCCATCAAATGTATGACCAATTGATTCGATAACAAAATTAGTATATCTATGATATATTGCTTTAAAAAAAGTAATTTGAGGATTGCCGGTTATATATGTGTTTTGAGCCCCGATGGCTACAAGTTGCATGAGTGACCCACCCATATTTTATACTATTATTTATAGAGATTTTAATATTATTTATCATACCCATTACATATGATTATATAGTGTTGAGTTTAATTAGAATAAGCTAGTCCACCCATTCCTGCTTTAATTCTTAAAACATTATAATTTGTAGCAAATACGCGAACATTGAAACTGTCATTGTCTTCTGAATTATTTTGAAAAGATATTTTTAAAATAGCATTATCTAATCTTGAAAAATTACAGGAACCAGATGGTTGAAGTTCGTCAGGTTTAAGAGCAAAACTATAGCTAAAAATATCTAATTGTGTTATGGGTAAATCATTGGATATTGATGTAGAATTATTAAATAGTGGGGATACTAAATTCTTAATAAATGATCTTAAATCAATCCCATTATGATGTTGGTATTTTTGTATTAATCTAAAATAATTTCCTGATTTTTCAGGTAATCTATCTACACCATTCATTTGTATTAAACATGTTTTTATTTTTTCAGCACCATTACTCCAATATGGTCCATATTGTTCAGCTAGTTTAGAATTGTTTACTGTCCAAATTAATTCCTTAACAGGGTGATTTAAGTTAAGAGGAATAACCTTTTGATTTATACTTGGTTGACAATATTCACCAGGATGCTCCTGGACTTGTTCGATTAAATATTCATGACACACTTGGGCAAATTTTTTTCTTTCTTCGGTATCTAAATAGACATAGTCACAATGAAGATTTAAATCCTTAATAACTATATCTACAACATTATTAGTTCTTTTAGTAACATTTTTAGACAATATAAATTTATTTTTATGATTTAATTTTAATATTACTTTAACATCATGATGTTGAAGGGAAACAAGTGGTAAATATAGTCCAGGATCACTATTAAACCAAAATTTAAGAGGAACAGATATATGTATAACATTATCACCTAAATGATAAGCATTATTAAATGGTCCATTTAATAATACCTCCTGTAATCTTTTATTGAAATTTTGACTTAATTCGGATTTAATTGCTAACCATTGTCCGCTATGATGATCAATTAATTGTCCACCAATATCTATTTCAACAAAGTCTATAAAAGAATGCCCTAAACTCTTAGCTATTGAACTATTTTTATAAAAAGCTTCTTCTTTAATTTCTGATAAATTAAGAGTTTTATTATCGTTTTTAAACTCTATATAAAAGTCTATATAACATTTCCCTAATAAATCACCTTTTCTTTCAATATTAAATATTAATTTATTTCCCCATTTGATTTGTCCTATAGGGAATTGATTAATATTTTCTAAGGCAAAATTAGTATGTCTTCTATATACATATTTAAAAAAGGTGATTTGGGGATTACCAGTGAGATATATATCTTGAGCACCATATGCTACTAATTGTATGAAACCTCCTCCCATAATATAGTTTTAATATAAATAAAGATATTAATCTTTATATTAAAACTAATAAACTTAGTTAGAGTAGGCAAGACCACCCATACCACTCATAACTCTAAGGACATTGTAGTTTGTGGCGTAAACTTTGACAAATTTAGAAGTGCTATCGTCTAATTGTAATTGAAGGACAGCATTGTCAATTCTTGAGAAATTACAGGTTCCAGATGGTTGATGTTCTTCTGGTTCTAAGCCAAATGAATAAACATACATGTAACCATTTCCGTTAGCGTCTTGTTTATGAGCACCAGTGTGATGTTGATAAGGTTGGACACATCTGAAGTATGAACCTTCTCTTTCACGGAAACGGTCATGACCATTAAGTTGTAATTTTGCGCTTACAACGTTATCACCTACTCCTCCAGCTTTACCGAATTTAAAAGCAGTAGCTCCTGACATGCCTTGATCTTGTGCTACCCAAACAAGTTCTTTACAGGGGTGATTGAATCTTAATTCTACATTAGTTGCGGATTCTCCTGCTTTAACAGTGAGACAATTATTGTATTGTAATTGTTCAATGAGGTATTCATGTGAAACTTGAGCAAATCTACGTCTTTCATCAGTGTCAAGAAAGATGTAGTCGCAGAATAAGCACATTGATACGTCAGAAACATCTTCTCCACCTGCTGCGACTCGATCATTTAAGAAAACGGTGAGTTTAACTTCATGATATTGGAGAGCAATAAGGGGGAGTGCGAGACCAGGATTTCTGTTAAACCAAAATTGGAGAGGAATATATAATTTTCTACCATTAGCAGTTTGTAAAGAACCATTAGTTAATGTTCTATTTTTGACAAGACCTTGTTCAGTATTTGTTAATTGAGACCATAATTCTAACCATTCACCGTAGTGTTTATCGACACATTGTCCACCAATACTAACTTCTACTTCTCTAATCATACTATGACCAATGTTACCTAAATGTTTCTCCATTAAAGAATTACCATTTCCAACTAATGTTAAATCAACTTCTAAATACATTTTGTGAAGCAAATCACCATTTCGTTCAATGGTGCAGGTACATTTTCTACCAAATCCAACGGAACCAGTAAATGCTTGTTCTATAGATTCCATAGCAAAGTTTGTATGTCTTCTGTATACTACTTTAAAGAAAGTAATTTGAGGATTACCTGTAAGGTAAATATCTTGAGCTCCATAGGCTACTAATTGCATTAAACCACCACCCATTTT